TGAGGACGGCAGCGTCACAGTACATTGCTCAATCGTGATAGGAGCGTTGGCTCGACACATGTGGCTGCCAGTGATGAACAACAAGAACCAAGCCATCGTCAGACCTAACGCACGGGACATATCCGATGCCAAGATGCGGTGCCTAGTGAAGTGCATGGCGCTGTTTGGTCTGGGCATGTACGTCTACGCTGGCGAGGATCTTCCTCAGGCAGAGCAGCCTGTTGCCGAAGTCAAAGGCAAGCCAGCCAAGAAGCCTGAACCGAAGAAGCCTGAACCTGATGAGGACGGCATCGACTATAGCCAAGAGCCTCATGCTCAAGCGTTCTTAAAGATTTGGAATGATTGGCTACCCGAACATTCTGATGTGGCGGGTCTGTACCGAAACAACAAAGGCACAATCACCACCATTCAGAACCATCACCCTGCGATCTATGAAGAGATCAAGCAGGCTTACCAACGGCGCAAGGCTGAGATTGCTACCGCCAACACAGAAGGAGAAGGCTAATGCCTGACTATTCACTCGCTGAAAAAAGCAAAGGAACGCTCTACAACGAGGGCGACAAGCGCAAGTCTGACAAGGCTCCGCACTTCCGTGGCAAGGTCGTTGTCACCAGAGAGCAGGCGAAGCACATTGCGGCGCACTTTAAGGGAGATCCTAACCTTGAGTCCGTAGACTTCCGCCTCGCGGCTTGGAAGAACCAAGGAGACAGCGGGGTTTACCTCAGTCTTAGCGGAGAGACCATGCCGCCTGACGGCGCACAGGCCGCACCACCGCCTGTCGCAGCCCCGCAACCAGTCAGCGATGGCTTGGATGACTTCGAGGATGACATTCCGTTCTAGTCATGAGACCAGTATACGAAAGTCAAAGCGACATCGATTACGAAAAGCATGTCGCTGATGTCTTTGCCAGCAGGCATCGGATGGATTGGGTGCGGAACCCATCGAAGTATCCGATAGACATCAGCTTCATGCGAGGCGATAGCATCGTGCTATTCGGTGAGATCAAGTGCCGCAAGGTGAACAAGGATACCTATCCCACCTACATGATATCGGTGTCAAAAATAATGGCGGCTAGGGCGCTCACGAATGCAACGGGTGTTGAGTGCCTGTTGATTGTGAAGTGGAGAGATAACTGTGGCTACATAAACCTAAACAAAGATCCCGACAGCGTCGGGTTTGGCGGGAGGGTGGATCGTAATGACAATCAGGACTTGGAGCCTGTTGCCTACTACGAGATCAGCCGATTTAAGGGATTTTAATTATGGAAACTAAAAGCACACAACGTGGCAAGAAGGTTAGTCGAAAGATCGTTAACCATTTGGAGTCGATGGTTGGATCAAGTGTATCTGACTGGGGCATGTCTAGAACAGCAGCGATCACTGAACTTTCCAAGAAGATTGGAGTGACGTTCAACACACTAAAGAAAGTGTTGGAGAATGATCGCAGTCGTGTCTTTGCAAAGACATATGAACGCATCATTGATTGGTACGAAATCGATACGGACGAATCGTTGGACGTACTAGAGTTGACGCCTCACGACATAGCAAACAGCCCCGCACACTACACCGACAGCGGTATCGAATGTATCGATGCTATGGTCGCAGTGTTTGGTGAACAGCGCGTCATGGAGTATGCAGAGATCTCTGCGTTCAAGTACAAGTGGAGGGCTGGGAAGAAGGGCAGCGAGTCGGACGCTCTGTTGGATAAGGCCAAGGACATCTGGTACACCCGCTACTCAATGGGTGACGATCCACGGAAATGAAAACGTTAACCGCCACGCTGCTAATGTTCGTTGCGATGTGCGCTTACGCGCACATCCATCAGTGGGAGTTTGTAAGTAGCTACAATGGCGCGAGTGGAGACCAGATCTGTGTCTGGTCTTGCACTTTCTCAGGACAGGATCACACGATTCAAACAGTCGGCTGCTGGAACCCTAACGACTAGGTCACCGCAGCCCAGACCCCACATCAAATGCCGGGATCTCTATCTGCTGCCGCATCAATGGCACAACCTCAAGGTATCGACGCTTGCGTATCTCCACCTCTCTGATTCGCTCCTGCTTCTCTTCAGGAGAGATATCCATGCGGCGTATCGCCTGTTCTTCTTTCCTGAGACGCGACAAGCCACGCCGGATCTCCGCCTGCTCACGATACATTGGCAGCAGGTATTCCCTACCAGCTATGTACCTTTCGGCCTGATCTAGCTTGCCATCTTTACGCAGCTTGCTGTACGTCTTGTACACCTGATCTACATAGGTAGCCATGTCGTAGAACTCTTCAGTTCTCCCTGCGCCAAACTCTCTTGTAAAGAATCGCCGCAGCAATGGGCTGTCGTATACAGGACGCGCCGGTAGGATTTTGGTTTGATCTCCAGTGAGAAGCTCTGACCTCAATGCTGCGTCAGACATTGCCAGCACATAGCTACCAATCGTCCCGGTGTACCCCCTAATAAGGTGATCCATCTTGATTGGGCTGAGATCGAATGGCGCAAACTCTGCCGCCAGCTTTGCGACCTCTGAGGTGCTGCTAAGAACCTGAGCTTCTCCAGCTAAACTGCTGCTCATGTATTGAGGAACAATAGCTCTGCCAGTGAAGCCATTGTAGTTTGCTATTGTCTCAATCAACGGTGCAACTATCTGTGGCCCCGTCACAGGAACTTCCAGTGTGCTAACAATAGCCCTTTGCAGTGACTCACGAGTCTGTCTGCCGGTTGTATCGCCGGTCATCTCGCGCATCATGCGCTCTGGCAGGGTCTTAAACAGCAAGCCAACTTCAAATGGGATCGGATATTTCAATGCAGGGATGTCCCCCGGCATTGGGATGATCCAGTTGTTGTCTCGCTCTTCTTCTGTTGCCTCTTGGTAGTCCTCTGAATCGCTCACCAGCAGGTAGTACATTGCACTAGCGCCAGCAAGGATGCCTGCTCGTGCAACGAAGGAACCAAATGCTTTGCGTCTGCTCAACTCTTTGTTCGAGCTTCTGACTCCAGTCGCTGCATTCAGCAGAAGATCCAGACCTTGAATCCTTGCATTCAGGAACGGCACCGCCGTAGTCAATAGCCGCATCACGGGGTGTGAGCCACGGCGACCAAAGTTCATTACTTCTAATGCTTGGAACTCTGCCTCTGCCCTGTCCCCTGTACGCGCAAGCACATCATCATGGACTGCCTTGCGGGTGGCAAAGTCCGATCTGGTTGTCACATCACCTAGACCATCCCAGATTTTCATCAACAACTTCGTTGTGATGGCCCTGTCATCCTTGATTGCGCCCTGATCTCGCAGTTGCTTGGTCATAAACTTGCCGATGTCGGCTGGATCTTTCGAGAAGTCGTAACCGCCGACAACACCAGACCGCTCAAGCTCTGACATATCTTTTGCAAACGCCCCGAGAGTGTCCGCAATCGGAATAAAGCTTGCTCCAGAGGTTTGATACGCGGACAGCGTGTCTCGCATCATGTTAGCAGCAACAAACGGCGGTGCCCTTGTAACAGTTTCGCGCAAGATGTTTGCAGGAACGCCGAAGATGGTGTTGAGGAAGTCGTAGCCAGCACCACCTTCCATCGGTTGCAGAGACGTAAAGACAAGAGGGTCTTCGATAACGAACTTCCTGTCTTTGCCTTGAACCCTGAAGGTAACAACGTTAAGACCCTTACCTGACTTGCCCTTTGGCAACTCGTAAGCAAGGCCATAACGTACCATATTCCGTACCACTCGCTGCTGGGCCACGTTGTTCATGCCCATGCTGATTGCGGCAGCCATGTTGGTCGTGATTGCATCAAGTAACGGTACGTTGAGCGCGGTATCAGTGCCTGTTATCCCCTTGAAGCTGCCTGCTGTGGTCAGACCGCCGAACATATTGGGCGCATTGGGCACATCCCTGCCCTCTGCTTGACGATAGAACGGCACGTAGTCTGACTGAGCAGCCCATATCTCTGCCATCTCTGCATCAAGAACGCCTGTGTCTCGCATGAACTGGATGGTCTTTGCATTGTATGCCTGCCAAACCTCATACCAGTCCTTAATCTCTGGATGGTTTCGCTCTACATACTGGATGATTTGTAGCTGTTCTTCTGGAGTGCCGGGAGAATCTATCCCTCGTTTACGCAGCCCCTCTGCTCGTCTTGCAATGGCATAAGCTTGGGCATCTTTCTCTAGTGAACCCTTGTCGTTGAACAGTAGACCCATGACTCCCGCCAGTCCCCTGAACTGCACGGTCTCTCCGGGCCTGCTTGAGTCTGCTGAGAAGGTGTGGCTGAAGTCCTCTACCGTGGTACGCCCATCCTTGTACACGGCGTTGCCGTACTTGATCGCAGCACCAGCGATAGCATTAGATCTGTCGGCTGCCATCAGCGCAGGCAGGGCAGCAGAGCTTGCCATGACATCTCTATCAAGCGTCTTCTCAAGCGCCTCAAACTGTGCGTACCGGAATACCGTTCCTTGCTTCAAGGCAGTAATGAAGTTGCGTATCGGCCCACGCTCAAGAACGTTTAGATATGTCTCGCCGGGAGTGATGTTGGCTGGGTTGGCAACCAGCTTGTCCATTGTCCTCTGCACATCGACGGGTCTCTCTGGCTCGTTGCCACGAGAGAACATGATCTGCTGCTCACGGGACAGCTTCTGCCCTTTGTCTGGATCAGCAGCGACAGCCTGTGCGTATGGATCTGCGCTTGGGTTTATCTTTGGAGCGTAGCCAGAGGCAAAGTCTTTCGCCTTCTCTGCGTTAGCCTCGACAGTAGCCTTGACCTGTCCGTCAGGTATGCGCTTACGAGCTAGATCTGTATCTGCTCTGGAAGCTCCGCTTCTTCTTCGGCTGAAAGCTGGCCCTCCAGCTTCTGGTCTGGATACGCTAGCGTAAGATACGTTGTCCTCGTAAGTGGGAGGTTGCTCGCCTTTAGGTACTGCATCACGGGGTCTATCGGCCCAGTCTGGGTTGGGGATTTGTCCTGCTGACGCATGTAATAGTACCTCTTGCCTAGCTTTATCTAAGTCTATCAGTCGTTTGTTGTATTGTCGCCATACGTTATCCACAAACTTAACGTTTTCTTCGTTGTTCTTGTAGCTTGGGCTGAACACCCCACGGATAGCTTCCCACGTAATCGACTGCATCTCTCTGGCTAATACGCCACGCTCCGCTGCCGCCCTGCGGTACGCCTCTTCAAACAGGGAGTAGGTGCCATTGATCCCGGTAATCTTAGAGCTTGACGCGCCAGTCTTACCTACCACACCACCACCGAAGTTGTGTATGACAGGCTCCGACTTGCCGCTCAAAGGCTGCAACAGCCCTGCCGCTACAGCGTGGGTATCAATCGTGACAAACCCAAGATCCGACTGTGGATCAAAGATGTTGTTGTAGAAATTACGAACCTTGTTCTGGGTGCCCAAGGATGAGGAGATCACGTCGATGTCGTTTGACCTCAAAGCAACGACAGCCTTGGCGATCTCGTTCATAGACCCCCAGCCAGCGCCAGCGTCTTCGCCTTTGACCGTCTTGACGTAGTCCATGATCGTGCCGTCAGGAGATATGATCCTGTGGGCGCGGCTGTTGTATGTCTCGTCATACGTCCTGATGTAGTACGCAAGCTGCAAGTTAGTCTTGTCTGAATCGCCAGCAAGAATCTCATTGATGGTCTTGCCATCTATCTCTGGCAGGATCTTGGATGATATCGCCCTAGACTTAGCTGACGCACCCTCTTTGAGATACAGCCGCTTTGCAGTGTCCATCATCTCGCCATTGAACGGGGTGTTTGCCTGCTCAAAGAATATGTCTGCGGTGCGCTCACCCAGAGAAGCATTCATGTACCAGTCTTTCTGAGGCGATAGGTTAGCTAGCACGGCGGAAGCCTGCTCTAAGCTTATGTTGTGCTTGCCTGCCATTCGTTGGGCTAGCTTGTTTGCACCCTCGTACCAGAGCTTGGATGTTTCTCTGATAGATGGGTCAACCATGTCGTAGATGTACAGCAGGTTGTCCTTCACTGTCTCGACAAAGCTCTCTGCTTTCTGCTCGTCTGTTCTAAGAGCGCGATCCTTTCGCAGGATTGGGTATATGCTGGCGTCCTTGATCAGCGCCATGTTCTTTGTGAAGACTGGCTTGTCGCCTGTGAACGCCTGATAGTCGTTGACCAGCAGATCATCTAGCGGATCTTCTGTCCTTCGCACAGCAGTTGGGAACCGTGTGCTTACCTGACCCTTTGCTTTACGAGAGAACACCGGCCCTGTGTAGTCCCTGTCCTTGAGAACGGGTCTCGAATCGAACATCGGGATGCCGTCTTCCGTAAAACCATACAAGTCAAACGGTATGGTCTTAGGGAACTGTAGCTGCACTTCCTCAAGAACTGACGGATCAACCTGACCGGCGGTGACGCCCTTGCTAACCAGCCCTACATAAGCCCTATCATCTTCTTTGTATAGGGCGCTCGGTCTTGCGTCTGACTCACCAAATCTCAACTCACCAGCCGTGCCACCAGCAGATGTCAAGGTCACTGGCATCAGCGTGTCGCCATAGCCTTGCGAGGCATAGTATCTGGCTCGGTGCCTGCCCTCGTGCCCAGTAATGCTGGCAGCGCCACGCTCATTAGCGGTGAACTGTAGGAAATTTGGTTGAAACTTCTGACCCGCAGCAGCCATTGCATCAACGCGCTCAGTCTTAGATTGGTCTACGCCTGTGGCTGCAAGCTTTAGAAACTCATTCGGGGTCATCATGGTCACGGTTGATCGTGACGATGGGTCTACAGCGTCTCTGAACTGGTAGTCAACCCTCTCTGGGTCTAAGAACTGCTGCGTTATTGGCGATGAATCCATCAACTCTCTGACCTGTGAGGTCTTGATGTCGCGCCCTCTTGAGAAGACAGGCTGTTCAATGAAGTCAGCCATCCTTGGGCCGCCTTGCTTGCCAACCCTTGACGGATCATCTTCAGCGCCTGCTGTAGGCAGCACCTGACTGGGAGCAGTGGCGGATACACCAGCCTCTCGCTCGGTAAGTTGTAACGTGCGGACTTGATCTCTCGGTCTAGAACCAACCCGACCAGATGAGATGTCATCAATGATGCCCTCAAACGATCTGAACCCAGAGCCATCAAGAGCATTCTTCATTGCTGACATAAAGCGTGTAGATCGACGCAGCAGGTTGGCAGGCTTGCCTGACACCAAGCTAGGGTTGGCTCGTTGATCTCGCACCATCTCAGCGACAGCTTCTTCCATCTGCTGAACTGGATTGTACTCGGCATACTCTTTAGCAGCCCACTCCGTGTATGTTTGGTTACCCTTCTTTAGCACCGCAGCCCTGTTACTAAGGATCGTCCACTCGGTCTTTGTGAATAGATCCATCATCCGCATGGCGTGAATCATCTCGTGATTCAGGACATCAGCTAGTCGAGCTTCTACCTGCTGATCCGTAAGCGTGGGATCATTAGCCACTGCATCAACAGACAAGAAAATCTGATTCATGTCAGGGTGGTAGTACCCTTCAGTAACCTGACCCTCTTGAGCATCAGGATCTACAACGTCATCCCTGACGAACCGCTGCGAACCCATAGTCCCGCCTACAACAAGCTCTGGATCTATCTGTTCGCCTCTTTTTATCGGCCTAATTCCATACACTAGGTTACCGTCTGCGCCCCTCACAACGTTCCTGAGGGCGTGTGAGACGTTTACTGGCACATCCCCTACGCTCAAGCCCTGCATCTGCTTGGCTAACGCAGACTCAAACTGCTGAATCTCTATGTCTTGACGCTGATCTATGGATGGGCCTTCCAATAGCAAAGGCTCTTGCTCTGTCTTGGTAATGCCCTGCGCCTTTGCGTCTTCGAGCAGGCTGTCGAGTGCAGTAGGGGATACGTCGCCGTCAATCTGGAAATCACCGATGGCATCGCCTAGCTGCATTGGCCCCATGTCTGGGTTTTCTTTGAGTGCCGCTACCGCCCTTCTAAATTGATCACCCGTGTATGGCTTGAGCTTGAATAATGGGAGTCTAGT